CTTCCACGGTCACTCCGTTCGCTGTTACCTTTGCGCTGTCAATAGAACCCTGATATACATAAGTTCCCGGCGCATCTCCCATTGTTACGTCAACATCTTCCAGAAGATATCCTTTGCAAGATGCATCATTGCTAGGAAATGGTGTTCCTGCCTTTGCAATTTTCTTTCCGTTCTCATCTGCACTTGTTACCATTGTCTGCGGAACGATGCACGCCGCACCCTCATAAGGAAAGAATTTTAAAATTCCTTTACTCTGTGTAAAGTCTCTTTCAATCGGTTTTCCCATAATTTACCTCCTATAAAACATAATGGTCTTTGGCTTCTGCATTTTTTGCCGGTTCGCCAAAGCTGATACTTTCGGCATTTTCAACATCTGCCGTTTTTTTATTCTCTCCACCTGCAGCACCGCCGCCCGGATTTTCAGAATTATTTGCGATCTCCTGTTCCTTTGCCTGCGCTGCCGCGGTTTCCTTTTCGGCTGTAATCTTTCCAAGAGCGTCATAATCAAGGCTTCCATTATCCTTGACAACGGATTTTGCCTGCTCTGCATTGATTTTTAACTTTTCCATCAATGCTTCGCGCTGATCTCTGATGTCGTTTTTTTTCTGCATATCTGCAATCTGCTGATTTACTGTCTCTAACGCCTTGTTTGCTTTTTCAAGTTCCGTGAGGTTTCCTGCTTCCATTCCATCCAGCTTTTTCTGCAACTTATCTGCGCTGTCTGCCTTTGCCTTAAGCTCTGCTGCTTTTGCCTGTTCTCTCTGTACGGCACTGCCGTAATCAGCAATGATTTTCTCAACATTTTCCTCACTGATACCCATTGCAATTAACTCTTCTCTTTTCATTGATTACCTCCGATATGTCTTTACGAATTTTTGCGGTGCAACGACACCGAATGACACTGTTGTTTTTTACGCTCACAACTTT